AACAAGAGAGATTGGTTTTCTTCCTGGAACACACGAAGATAAATCATCACTTTATCAAATTCCTTATAAGAATATGGTAAAGTATATGTTTCAAATGCCCAGTGATGCAGACTTTGAGATGCTTTATGGGAACTTGAAAACCCAAGAGACCATTAAGTTTTGGAGCACTTCATTTGTTCGTGGTACTACATTAGACAATTCAATTATTATTGTAGATGAATTTTCCAATTTAAATTTCCACGAACTAGATTCTATTATTACTCGTGTTGGCGAAAATACCAGAATTTGCTTCTGTGGTGACGCAGAACAAAGTGATTTGGTAAAAACAAATGAACGTAATGGCATTATTGATTTTATGAGTGTTCTTCGTAAAATGCCCTCATTTGAAATAATAGAATTTGGAATTGAAGATATTGTTCGTTCTGGATTAGTTAAAGAATACTTAGTTGCAAAACACGAATTGGGAATAACATATAAATGATGTTTAATCACGTTGATATTAAACTTCCTTACCTTGAAAGGGAAACGATTGATGGAGTAAGATACTATAAAGTCCCAGAAGGAGATGAGTTGGTGAGACTTGTCTCCATTACTTCTGTGACCAGTCATAAAAATCGCCAGTTCTTTGCTGAATGGAGAAAGAAGGTAGGAGAGGAAGAAGCAAATAAAATCACAAAGCAAGCAACCAGTCGTGGAACTGATATGCATACTCTTTGTGAAATATATTTGAAGAATTTAAAATTGCCATCAGATGTTCTTCCGATTTCTCAAATGTTGTTTCAAACAGCTAAACCGTATTTAAACAATATAAATAATATTCGTGCTCTTGAAAATTCACTCTATAGTAAAGTTTTAGGAATTGCTGGTACTGTTGATTGTATTGCAGAATATAATGGTGAATTAGCAGTTATTGATTTTAAGACTTCTAAAAAACCTAAACCAAAAGATTGGATTGAACATTATTTTGTTCAATGCGCTGCTTATGCTTGCATGTTATATGAAATTACTGGTATAATAGTAAAGAAATTTGTAATCATTATGGCCTGTGAAAATGGAGAATGTGAAATCTATGAAGAATACGACAAAACAAAATACATTAAATTACTCACCGAATATATTAGAGAATTTGTTAGAGATAAACTGGAGCAGTATGAATGATAATTTAAACCAAGAGTTAAATAATAAATTCTTGTGCGCACAAAAGTTTGCGCAAGAGATAGAGAGTATTGTTAAAAATTCAAAGATGAATTATATTGATGCTATCGTTACTTATTGTGAAGAAAATTCAATTGAGATTGAAACAGTTTCTAAACTGATTTCAAAACCACTTAAAGAAAAACTCAAACACGACGCAACGGAATTAAATTTCCTGAAGAAAACAACTCGTGCTAAATTGCCATTGTGACACCTTTTGATGTTTATAAATCATATCTTGCATTTAAAAATCATTTTATAAAAAAAAATTATAATTATTTTAAATATTGCGGTAAATCTAGAGCATCAATAGATTCTTTTTATAAAAGAAAAGATAGATTTTTCTTTGAGAGAATGAGTCGTCAAAAAAATGACGAAGAAATCAAAGCATATTTTGTTGCTAATTTTTCTGAATCTTTTGACCCTTCACAGTTATGGATTGGAGAAATTATCCGTAATGGAGAAGACACATATAATAACTGGTTAAAGAAATCACAAAGTTTATCTTATATGTTTAAGGAACAATCAGAAGAATTATTTTCTGAGTATAAACTAAATGATTTGTTTGATTGTTCCAAAGGGCATCCACCAATTTTAAAAAAATTTTTGAGTGGGAAAATTATATTAGAAACATTAGTTATATACGATATGATTTTTTTATTTGTAAATGATCTTGATAACAAATTAATAGATCCTGTATGGGAAACCGTAAGTTTAAAAATAAAAAAGTATCAACCTTTTCTAAATATTAATGTAGATAAGTACAAGCAAATTATCAAGGAGATAATTTATGAGTAGATTTTTTGATTCAGAAGTAGTCAGAGAATCTTTGAAAGAACTTGATGCTCTTCAAACAAAGGTTTTTAATCAACTTTTATACCTTCCTTTTGCTGAGGCAAAAGATAAAAGGAAATATTTGGAATTAATGAAAGAATTTTTAGAAAAACAAAAATTGTTTATCTTTAGATTATCTCTTTCTGATGATCCAGAAGCTTTAGAAATGAAAGAAAAGATCATGCATCATGCAGAACTTTTTGGATTCAAACCAGAGCAAGGTATTAATGCATTTTTTGAACAAATGGAAAAATCTTTAAAGACAATTGAGAAATCTCTTGACATTTGATCTTACACCTGCTACACTTAATACGTACCAATACATTTTATACTACTAATACGGAGAATACAAATGAGCTTCCAAGATCTTAAAAAGCAATCTAAAATGGGTTCTCTCACTGAGAAACTCATCAAGCAAGTTGAAAAACTGAATGATAATGGACCTAAAGATGATGATCGTTTTTGGAAACCCGCACTCGGTAAAGGAGATACTGGTTCTGCTGTAATCCGATTTCTTCCAGCACATCCAGAAGCAGACCTTCCTTGGGCACAGGTTTGGTCTCACGCATTTCAATCAACTGGTGGATGGTTGATTGATAATTGTCTCACAACTCTTGGACAACAATGTCCGATTTGTGAAGCAAACCGAGAACTTTGGAATACTGGAAGTAAGGATAATCAAAATATTGTTCGTGATCGTAAGCGTAAGCTTTCTTATTATGCGAACATTTATGTTGTAAAAGACCCAGCAAATCCTGCGAATGAAGGACGAGTTTTCCTTTATAAGTTTGGTAAGAAGGTCTTTGATAAGATTAGTGCTGCGATGAAACCAGAGTTTGATGATGAAGAACCAATCAATCCTTTTGACTTTTGGAAAGGTGCTAACTTTAAACTGAAACTGGTGAAGAAAGATGGATACTGGAATTATGATAAATCTGAATTTTCTGAACCTTCTGCTCTTCTTGATGACGATGATGAACTGGAAAAAATCTATAAGTCAATCGTCAATTTGAATGAATTTAATGATCCTAAAACCTTTAAGTCATATGAAGACTTGAAAAAGCGTTTGGATTATGTTCTTGGAAATAAAAAACAGGTTTCTAAATCAAGTTTTGATGAAGAAGACGATGAAGATAATTCTCCTTCTCTGACCGAGGAACTTCGTTCGGAACTTAATTCTCTTCCTTCTACTTCTAAATCAAAATCTTTTGAAGATGATGAAGACGAAACTCTCAACTACTTTGCTCGTCTTGCTGCTGAATGATTTGAATATAATTTAATTTTTATCCTCTCGGGGGGTTTCCCTCGGGGGGTTTTTTATATTCCAGTTAAGTTTGGATTATAAGTTCCAATTGTTTTTTGATCAATATATTGTGAGGATTCTGTATATTTCATAATATTTCTCATATCAGAAACAAATACTGATAAGTATTGTGGTTTAAGAATTAAAATTTTTCTTTTATTATCATTCTGTTTTATTTCATATTCATAATTTGTAAGAGGTTCATCTGGATCTTTAACTTCTATGACGGAATTTTGAGTGTTTAAGTATTTTACTGAAAATGATGGAGTTATAAAATTAACAGCCATTCCTGGGTATGGATTGTTCATATGTTTATTTTGTTACTGGGGTGAATGAAAATACTGGTTCATCATTTATTTTATTTACTTTATATAAGTAATTGGGAATATATATTCCGTTTGGTCCAATTAAATCTGGAATTTTAACAATTATATCTGTTCCATCTCTTAAATTTACTGGAAGTGTTCCTCCCCAAGAAGCAGCCCACTGTGCCAAATTATTATTGATATTGATTGGTGTATAACTTGATTTTCTATTTTTAATTGAAAGGGTGGAAATAGATAATCCTCTAGTTGTAGGACTGACAAAAATCTTTGTAACCAAATGATTTATATAATTTTGTGCTCTTAAAAGAACAGGAACTTCTTGATTTAAATTTACAGTTACCTGTGTTTCATCTATAACTGGAAAAATAGTTAATGTGTATTGATTTATTCCTGCTACGGTATTAAAGGAATCTGGCTTAACTGGAGATTTTTGTATAGTTAATTCTTTTGGAAGAACGAGACGATTGTATTCATCTCTAACTTCTATACTTTCATAATGATTAATTTTTTGTAAGTTTTCTTCACTTCCATATTTGTCTATCAAATACTTATAGAAAGTATCGTTATTTAAAGGCCATTGTTCATTAATATCAGTAATATTATTTGCGATTAAAATAACCCAATCAAGTTCTTCATCACCATAAAACTTTTTAGCAAGTACATCTGGTCTTTCACCATCTTTGATATAATAATAATCAAAAGCAGTTACAGCATTTAAAATATCTTCACGAAGTTTTGCTCTTCTGAAAATATTTTTTACATTAACCGTATCAGTATTAAATGACTGATTTGGAAAATTTGCTGTATATTTTATATTTGGTAGTTCGTTGAAGTATGGCATATTAGTATCCTACATCGTTTATTGATACTGGTTCTAAATCTTTATGTAATACATCAGGAATAATATTTTCTTGATAATCATTTTCATAAACGGGTTCTAATTCATTAAAAGACATAGAGACCATATAAGAAACTGGTTGCCCTCCATCATAAGCAGACCATTGTCCATCTGGAGTATAATTTACACTAAATCCAGTTAGAGCACATATTTTGAACTTATTTAATCCTTCAATATTATCTATTCCTTCACTTCTATATGTAAGTTTAAATACGTTTGGAGTTGCTAAAAAGTATGAGGCACTTCCAGCAGAAGAGGATTTTTTTCTTGGAGCCATTCCCTGCTTAAATGATCTTATGATTTGCTTTACTATAGTTGCTTCTTTTTCACTTCTTGGGCTCATTCTATAATCAAATCTAAACTCACGAAGAGTTGGAGCATTAAAAAGCAATTCAAGATTTGAGTTTGGAACCAATCCTGCTCTGTTTGCTAAAATACTTTCTGGAGAAACTTCAAATCCTGCCATATTTAGTAATTGACTTCCAATAGCAGTTCCTGCGAGCGCATTTGCATTATCTTTATTTCCTTGTCCATATTGTTGTAATAGTTTAGTTATAATACTAATTTTTACTCCTAATTCTGCTCCATTTTTAACTCCTGTTCCAAGTAAACCACTAAGAATACCGCCAAGTGCGGCTGATCCTGCTGTAGATGGAACATTTGCTAACACATCTCCAGCTACAGCAGCAGTCAAATTATTCATATTATCTGGTCCCCAACTTACATTATTGGAGTCCTGTAAATTATTTGGAATTGGTAAAATTACTGTTGAAAGTGTAGGACCTTGTATCGCACTCAATCTTTGAATTCCCTCAGTGATAATTTTTGCTGGGTCATCAAAAATATTTTTTCTTGGTGGTGAATATCTAAATTGTTGAATCATTAATATATCTTGTTTTGAATCTAAAATATCAGAAGGATATTTTAGAACTTTAAAAGATTTTAATATAGCATCT